AAAAGCATTTAGCACTGGGGGGGCATTAATTGCTTCCTCTATAGCTGATAAGATTACTGGAGTAGATAAATTAGAAGAACAAACAGAGAAGCAAAAAAAAGAAGTTGAAAGAAAAAGGGAAAATGGCGGAGCACTTACCTTTAGAAAAACTTTGAATAGTTATGAAAAAGCAGTTAATAAATTTGAAGAATTTTCTAGAAATTTTACACCAAGTACAAGAGCAAAAAGTACATATGTTGAAGGTAGAGAACCTGCTCCTCCTCCACCACCACCAGGACAAAATATAGTTGCAGATACTCAGGTGGTTCAAGATGCAGTTGATTTTAGAAATCAATTCCCACTGGGCAGAGGAACACCTAACGTTTCTATGACCCCATATGAATTACATTTGAGAGAAAATACAATGCTACATGCTGCTGGAATAGGAAATGATCCAACTGTAGAAAGAGTTCATGTAGAGGGATCTGCACACTACTCAAATAGAGCAATTGATATTCCAGTTAATAGTAAACCACTTGGAGATAGAGTTGCTCAGTTTTGGAGATCAAGAGGATATTATGTTATTTGGCAATCAGCTGGACATTATAACCATGTGCATGTTCAATGGAACGCTGGATCACCTCAAGCAGGAGCACCATCTAATGCACCAGCAGGGGCAAGTGCTGGTAAAGGATATATTATTATTCCAGGTCATGCTACTGGTGGTGGAGCTCCAGGAGAAAAGGCATTGGTTAAAAAACTAGCAATTGATGCTTATAACAAAATTAAAAAACAAAATCCTAGTGCTCCAGTTCAATACATGGATTTAGATGCTACATTTTCTGATGATGATGCTGGTTGGAATCAACAGAAAAAATGGTATGAGAATATGGAAAGGCAAGGATATCAAGTATTAGAAATTCATATGGATCAAAAAGGAGGTATTGGTAAAGGTGTTATCAGATCTCATGGGCAACAAAGTGCTGTTTCTAATGCATGGATTAATCAAGGAAATCGCGCATATCCTATGGATTGGAGATCAAAACCAGGGGAACAACCATTAGCAGGTCCACATAGAGGAGTTGATTTATTTGAGTTGGGTAATATGAAATCTGGAGCATATTCTCAAAGTGAAATAAATGCTTTAACTGCACCTTTTGTTTCTTCAGTTTTAAGTTCTGTTAGAGGGGCAGTAAGACAAACTAATGTTCCATTAGCAACTAATTTGCCATATCAACAAGGATATAGAGCACCACAACCAACGGTAATTCCATATCCAGTTATTCAACAATCAAAAAGACCTCAAATGATGTCTCAAGGATCATCTGAACCAGAATTTGTAAGTGGTCCTAGTGAAGAACAAGTGTTAAATAGTTTTTATAAGAAAGTCCTCCTGAACTCACTGCTCTAATGGCATCATATTTTAATTACAAGATTAAAGAATTTCTTATTGAGTCTTTAGATAAGAAAAAGAATATTAATGCCACTAGTTGTGTATCTGCAATCAGATATTATGAGGACTTGTTTTCTCCAGCAGTCTTTGTTTCTATGCTTGTGACAAATACTGATGGTCTTTTATCCTCACTTCCTATTAGAGGTGGAGAAAGAGTTAGATTGATTATTGATCAAGAAGGAACTGGACAGCAGATTAAATTTGATGAGACTAAAAATACTTTTTATGTTTACAAAGTTTATGGATCCACTTCAGAATCAACAAGAGAAACCATGCTGCTTGAGTTGGCTCCAGCAGAAGTTTTTAGTAATGAAACTGCAAGAGTTCAAAGAAAGTATGATGGTAATATAGGACAAACAGTAAGTAAAATTTTAAAAGATGTTTTAAAAACAACTAGAATTAACGAAGTAGAAAAAACTATGAATGAATATTCATTCATGGGAAATTTTAAGAAACCATTTACTGTTCTGACATGGTTATGCCCAAAGTCAATTCCAACAGTGGACAAATCAAGTCCAACAGCAGGAACTGCAGGGTTTTTATTCTATGAAAACAAGTATGGATTTAATTTTAGAAGTGTAGATTCTTTGATGGCAGCATTTAAATTGAATTCAACTGAGAAGAAACAAGTTCCAAAGTATACTTACAATGAAACTCCTTTAGAATCTGGTGATCTTGGAACAAACTTTAAGATACTAAACATGCCAGTGTTTGAAAAGAATGTTAATATCTTTGAGAACTTAAGAATAGGAATGTATTCCAGTGTCAATTACTTCTTTGACATTAATAAAAGAACCACCACAAAGCATGTCTATAAACTATCAGAAAGTTATAATATTATGAAACATGCTGGTAAAACCAAACCAGATATACCTTTGAACTTTGATAAGAATCCATCAAGATTGATGGTAAAGGTTATAGATAGTCAGATACTTTCTGCACAAGAACAAGAGAAAGCAAACAAAATTTTTGACAATAGAGAACAGTATCAATCACAATCAGTTGCAAGATATAATTTAGCCTTTAGTCAACTGTTAAATATAACTATACCCCTTAATTTAAATTTGACTGTTGGTGATGTAATACAATTGGAGATTGGAAATATAACTAAAGAAACTGATCAAAAAATTCAAAAGGATACTGAAAAATCTGGTTACTATTTAATTAAGGAATTATGTCACACCTTTGAACAATCTCAAGGATATACTGGCCTAAAGCTAGTTAGAGATTCATATGGAGATCCACAGAAATGACCCACAAAAACATCCAAGACCACATTCAAACAGATAAAAAGATTGTAGATGATGCAATGGCATCTTCTCAGTCTAGAAGACATGCAGAAGAAGAGTTGGAAGCATTAGAACAATATCATGAAAGACATCCAGAGGATGATCATGATCCAACACCTTTAGAATTGTTCTGTGATGCAAATCCAGGTGCTTTAGAATGTAGGATTTACGAAGACTGATGTTAGAACAGACTCTGATTAATCCCAATTTTTTAGGTAGAGATTCCTTTAGGTGGTTTATTGGAGTTGTCACCAAGTATGTTGATGAACATCCATCTTCGGGAATATCAGGAAAGGACTGGGGTGGTGCCAAAGCAAGAGTTAGAATCATTGGGCATCATCCTGGTGCAACTTCTGTAGTTAAAGATGAAGAGTTGCCTTGGGCACATGTTCTTGTTCCCTTAACAATGGGGGCAGGAAATGATGGCGCAGTTTTAAGGGGTAATGTAACTGAGGGTGCAACTGTCATTGGATTCTTTTTAGATGGTGATGATGCTCAGCAACCAATTATTATTGGTGCTCTGTTTAAGGAAGCAAACATTGATTCTCCAAACAGTTGGCGTCAAGGAACTAACGATTTTAAAACATTTAAACCAGAAACTTCTGCAATTAATCCATTTAATAAGGATAAAGAGACTGGTAGAGCATCCACTAATGGTGGTGCTCCAACGCCAGGTGGAGAAGTTCATACCAAAGAGGGAGAGATCAAAGAATCTCAAGGTCAAGTAGCAGGTGAAGTTAATACTGTAGTTAATATTCCTCCACAGTGTAAGTCTGGAAATACTGCATATGCAAAGGTAGTAAAAGCACTTAGAGATTTTATTAAAGTTCTGAACACAGTAAAGCAAGTTGGTGATAACTTTATTAATCCAATTTTAAATACCATTCAAGATATTCCATCTATTGCTCGTGAAATCTCAGTTGCAATGTCAGATGCATTCAGTGAAATTATTAAAGTTACTAGAGATAAGATCATTGAAAAAATTTACAAATTACTTGAAACTCAAATTAATAAATTATTACCAAAAGATATTAAACTTTTTAAGACATTAGCAACTGATAAAATTGTAGACACAATCTGGTGTGCCTTCAATAAAATTATAAAAAATTTGGCAGAATTTATTTTTAAATTTCTGTTTCAAATGATTGGAACTGTGGTAAATGTTCCACTTTGTGCTGCAGAGGCATTTTTTGGTAGCATCATGAATACAGTTGCTAATGAAATTGAAGATGCTATTGGTCCAGCACTTCAAGATGCAACATCACAATTAGGAGGTGCTGTTGGATCAGTTATGGGATATGTTAATCAAGCAATTGGATATGCAAATAAAGCACTTTCATTCTTAAGTTGTGAAAGTGCAGAGTGCAAAGCACAGTTTGATTATGAAATGAACAAAGGATATGTACCCAAAGGTGCTATTGAGAAGTTTAATGCAGTCATTAACTACTCTCCAGCTCAGGGTGTTAGGAATTTACTGAGAGATGGTAAAGATCAATACAAACAATGGATTGGTGCAACTGGTGGTGGAGACTCTGGAGTTCCACCAGAAGTTTCAGCAGCATTTGGTGATTGTAATTCAGTCAGTCTTGAATGTGGACTTCCACAAATTTCATTCTTTGGTGGTGGTGGATCTGGTGCCAATGGTATTGCTATTATAGATTCAATAGGTCAAGTTCTAGGTATTGATATTTTAGATTCTGGAAGTGGGTACACAACACCACCATTTGTTTCTATTGATGATGCTTGTAACATTGGTAAGGGTGCAAGAGCAGAAGCAATATTGAATAGTTCTGGAGGAGTTGATTATGTAGACATAACATCTCCAGGATTCAATTATCTTGGACCAGAGGGAGAACCATGTTTGACAAATCCACTTGGAGAAGATGGTGCAGAATATCTTGGAACTATTATTGATGTAATTATTGAAAATACTGGTGTAGGATATACATCTGAAGATTTGATTTACAATCTATATTGTGATAGTGATGTGGAAATTCAACCAGTTGTGGATGATGATGGTAGAATTGTATCTACTAAGATTATTAATGGTGGATCTGATATTAGAGTTGTTCCAGAACTCAGAATAAATACTGATACTGGAGAAGGTGCAGTGTTGAGAGCAGTTTTAGGATTTAATAAGGTGAAGGGATCTGAAGTTGAAACTAACAGAAGTAAGATCAAGAAAATAGTTCTTTGTGCAGAAAATCATGACAGTATCTCCTAGTAAAAAGAAGAAACCTTCTAGAGGTTATGTGATGAATGACCCAAAGTTTGGGTCAGTTTTTATTGGTGAAGAAACAGAAGCAAAAAGAACAAGACAAATTGAGTTGCACTCAGCTTCAAATGCTCACCTAAAATTATTTCAAGATGGTGGATTTGAATTAAACTCTACGCCTTCTTCTGTTGGGGACAACATTAATAGTCAAGGTAAGGCACTGACAGTCAGTGCAAAAAATATTCACCTTGATGCTGGAAATGGGACCATCACATTGACTGCAAGATCTATTGTTCTTGAAGGAACAGGATCAGATCAAAACATTACCATCAGATCCAATGGTAATGTAGATATTTCTGCAGGTGATACTTTAAAAATGGGAGGATCAGTGACTGCAGTTCTTGCTAATACTAGAATGTTTTTAATATCAAAAGGTTCATGGTATGGACAAGGTGCATCTGTTAACTTTATAGAAAAAAAGACAACACTTTTACCAACATCTATAGCAGATGTTATTTCACTAGCAGCTGAGAATTTCTTTGGAGGAATAGTATAATGCCATACATTAATACAATAGAATGTGAGAGTATTCAAACAGGAGTAGCACCAACACCACCAACAGCATGTGCTGAGTTTTGGAACAGTGTTGATCCAACTAAACCATTTGCTACTCAATCTTTTGGAATTAACAATAATATTGGAGTTACCAATCAGTTAGGAACTCAATTTAATATTGGAGCATTTCTAGGATTAGGAGTTCAAACTCAACTTGGTGCAGATACTTGCTTAGGTGCAAGAGCAGGACTTGGAGTTGAAGCGAATGCTCAACCAACTTATGATGGTGCTGCAGTTGATATGTCTTTACCTGCTTTGACAGGAGATCTTGGTGGATCTTGGACATTAAATAATGTTCCAGTTTGTGCTTCTTTTAATTGCTCTGATGTTAACTTGAAGACAAATATACAACCATTAGAAAATTGTTTGGACAAAGTTTTAAAATTAAGGGGAGTTTCTTTTGACTGGATAGAAGAAAAACTTCCCTTTTATACAAAGTATGAAGGAATACATCAGATAGGATTAATTGCTCAGGAAGTTGAAGAAGTTGTTCCAGAACTTGTAGTTGAGGGTAAGATAGAACAGAATGATGCAAAGTCAGTTAGATATGGACATTTAACTGCAATTTTAGTAGAAGGGGTTAAGGAACAACAAGAACAAATCAATGTTTTGAGGCAGACAGTTGAGGAACTGTCCACCAAACTTGAAAGCTGCTGCAAGTCATGATATGATGGGTCTGTACCTCAGGACTATGACCCATGCAAATCAATCGTGACCAACTTGATGAACTCAATGGTATTCTTGAGGATGTTGCATCACATTACTGCTCAGAAAATATGGTGAGTGGGGAAACTTTCTGGGCATGTGTTGAGTGTTTTGCAGTTGCTAAGCAAGCAGAACTTAAAGGTGAACTTGCTTATGAGGCTTGACACTTAAAGGGATCTGAGGTACACTGTGGAGGTGTGAAGGAAGATGCGCTGGAGGTTCCGTGCCTGTGAAGGGAAACCTGAGGCTGGGTAAATCCTCCACCATGGGAGTGTAGCCCAGCGGAAGAGGCAAACGACTTAAAATCGTTCAAGGGTGGGTTCGAATCCCACCACTCCTATTTCAAAATTGACTTTTAATTCCAAAAAAGGGGCGAAAAAAATTCTGGCAAAAAATTGCCTGTAGGGTTTTTATGATAACCACTCTGCATTTGTAGGGTCTTGAAGAAAACTCAAACTTGACTCTGCACTAGTTTTTTGGGATTCTAATTGGTGGATAGATCTGTTCAATCCATACCTTTG